GATTGGTAGCTCTGGGGACTCCGCACAGATTGGTAGCTCTGGATACTACGCAAAGATTGGTAGCTCTGGGGACTCCGCACAGATTGGTAGCTCTGGGGACTCCGCAAAGATTAAAAGCACAGGATACGACAGTGTTATTTGTTGTGCAGGGGATGATAGTTGCGTAAGTGCTAAAAAAGGAAGTTGGATTACTCTTGCGGAATGGAAATATAGCTATGAGAAAGATAGATATGTTCCTAAGTGCGTAAAGACAGAGTATGTGGACGGAGAGAGAATCAAAGAAGACACGATGTACAAATTAATTGATGGAGAATTTACAGAAGTTTAGTAACTAAATAGCATCTTTTCTGGTTTGATTCTCTGCCTAAGTAACTGTAAATAATGTTTTTTGTATTTTCAGATTCTTCCATTTTTCATTTTTTATTAGGCAGAGACTCAAGCCAGAAAAGGCTTGTTGCACAGCAGGATTTTTATATACCACACGACAATTAAATAAGAATCCTCGCAACGCATAAGCAACAAAACTCTTTAATTATTTGTTGTATAAGTCATGATTTCCCCTGCTATTAACGGCAGGGGAGAGAATGGACAGTAAAGGAGTAATAAATGAAATTTAAATTTAGAAAAGAATTAGATTATATTGTCGGGCATTTAAGATATGGACATATTGATGGAACTGTTGAAGCGGACAACTTAGAAGAAGCAAAAAAGAAGTTAGAGGAATATGAGAAAAAAGATTTACTCTGTGAGTTTGGAGAAGTAGTCGTTGATGATTACGAGTGTGAAGATTTCGAGAAAAGCAGCACACCGGCAAGAATTATAGAAGATGAATAAAAAGGATGTGATTTTTAATGGATTTAGAGAAAATGAAGCAAAAATTCAAAGATCATAAAGCTACATTTACTGATTACGGAAACATAAAAATATTAGACTTCAAGAAACCAAACAGTACAGAGTATAGAATCCGATTTCTTTTTGAAGAAGACTATTGCAGATTACACATTTCAGGCGATTTAGGTCAGTTGGTTGCAACTAATTATCGCAATATGTGTTGGAATGGATTTAATGATTTTGTAGAAGATGTTGGATATTTTGAGGAAAAGATAGATTGCCATGACAGACATATTTACTTATATGATGAAGAACAAACTCGAAAAGATGTTGCACAGTATGTAGAAGAGAATGACCTTTATTTTGAAATTGATGACCAATATCCATTTAAATCAAAAGAAGAAATAATGGAAGAGTTTTTATCAGATGTACTATATGATTTTTCAGAAGAAACAGGGATTGGAAACGAAGGTCAAGAAAAGTTATTGGAATTAGATACAGATATTTATTTGGAGACTTCCAATTTTGGGATTAAACCAACAGAAATACTTGACCTGTACATGTTAGCTTTTAAGTTAGCGAAAGAACAGTTGGATAACAAATAAAAATGTAAGAGGAAGTGGAGAAAATGGGAATTAAAAATCTAACAGAAGCAGAAGAAAAAGAGTTTTACAGACTTGTTGGGAAAATGAATGGAAAAGAACCAGACAAGAAACAGGATGCAAAGGTAAAGAAACCACAGTATGGGGATACGGTTTATTACATTAATTATATTGGAAGAATCAGAAAAAGGACATGGATTAATGATGAAGACGATCTTGATATGTGGGAATTAGGAAACATCTTTTTCACAGAAGAAGAAGCAGAATTTGCAAGAGAGAAGAAAAAAGTAGAAGTTGAACTTGAACGATATGCAAAGGAACACAATGCCCCAACACTCGAAGATGAATATTTCATTTTGTATGATGAATACAATGAAGAACTTGATTATGATGTGTGGGCTGATTACATACCACAGGGAGCGGTGGTATTCGCATCAAAACAACTTGTATTTGATGCGATCGAGTCAATAGGAAGAGACAGAATCATTAAATACATCTTTGGGGGGGGGTAGAAAGTGAGGGAGAGGAATGAAATTAGAAGAAGCTATTAAGCACGCAAAAGATGTTGCAACAAAGAAATATAGACAGGCTATGTTACATCGTGCAAATGCAGAAGATGAAAAACTTGACAGGTGTATTGAATGCATGAAAGAACATGAACAGCTTGCAGAATGGTTGGAAGAACTGAAAGAGTTGAGAGAATACAAGAAAAAGATGAAAGCACAGTTTCTTGATGATATTGAGAATCCGTTGGAACCAATTAAGCTAAGTAGTGCGTTAGAATCAGAGATATTTAAGTATGAGTATAGGGCAGAACATGATCCGCAAAAGATTAGTCCTTTAGATTATACAATCATATATGCATTAAAACATTGTTTGGAAGAACAACTGAAAGGGGTGGAATAAGATGAAGATTAATGCAAAAACACCAAGTATTAAAACATACACATTAAGTCATTTCAAAATTGGAGATGTTTGCATGGGCGAAAAAAATGAACATTATTACCTTGTGGTTAAATCAGAAAAAGAAAAGAAACAGCTTGTTGATTTAACAGAAAACGAGATTATAAGAGATGCAGGATACATGAGATTTATACCGGCGACAGCAGAACTTAATATCAAGGATGTGGGGTAAAAGAAAAATGCCAGTAGCAAGATGTAAATGTTGCAATAGCTTGTTATTCAATGAAGATGTTGGAAGAGAGTATATACAAATAAATTCAGATATGAAAATACAAAGCAAATTTATTTGTCTTAAATGTGAAATGGAGTTAAGAAAAGAAGATTTCTTTGAGCCATACAGAAGCATGATGAAGTAAAGGAGTATCAATGGACTTAGAACAAAAAGCAATAGAAAGAATCAAAACAGCATCAGAAATGAGTCTTGAGTATTACAAACAACCACTTATCTGTACATACAGTGGTGGTAAGGATTCAGATGTATTATTAGAGCTATTCAAACGTTCTGGAGTTCCTTTTGAAGTACAGCACAGTCACACCACAGCGGATGCACCACAAACAGTGTGGCATGTCCGTGACAATTTCAAGAAATTGGAAGAGGGGGGGATAAAATGCAGTATTAACTATCCAAGGAATCCAGACGGAACCAGAATCACAATGTGGAATCTCATTCCTAAGAAACTTATGCCACCTACACGGCTAGTAAGATATTGTTGTAAAGAATTAAAAGAAACAGCAGGCATGGGAAGATACGTGGCAACAGGTGTTAGATGGGATGAAAGTACAAAAAGGAAACACACACGATCAGAATTTGAAAAGATAGGGGCATCAGTTAAAACAAAGGAATTGTTTGATGATTCTGTAATGCTCAACAATGACAACAATTCTAAAAGAAGAATCACTGAATTGTGCATGCAGAAGCACAAGATGGTTGTAAATCCCATTGTTGATTGGAAAGAGGAAGATATATGGAACTACATAGACCAAGAGAATATATGTGTTAATAAATTGTACCAATGCGGATATAAAAGAGTTGGATGCATCGGTTGCCCGATGGCAGGCAGAAAAGGAAAATTAAAGGAATTTTACGATTTTCCAACATTCAAGCTAAATTATATCAGAGCATTTGACAGGATGTTAGAAGTAAGAAAAGCAAAGAATCTTCCTACACAGTGGGAATCTGGAGAAGAAGTATTCCTGTGGTGGATAGAAGATAAGAATGTTGCAGGGCAAAGAGAATTTAAAGTAGCAGAAAACGGACAACTTATGTGGTAAAGGAGAAAGAGCATGGACGTTATCAAACAAATAGATTATATGATCGCTTGCCTAGAGATGGTAAAAGAAGAAATCAATTACAAAAAAAGATGGGAAATGAAAATAAAAATGAGAGAGGATAACGACTGGAACTGGTATAAGATACACAGGACACCAAACAATGCACTTATCAAAGAAAATCTTAGAAATGTTGGAAGAACAGGATTCAAGCTTGCGAAAGATTTAGAGGTGGGAGAATGACAAGAGAACAGATGATAGATACGTTAGAAGATTATTGCAACAAAAATATATGTGACAGTTCATGTGAGTTTGTACATAATTGTAAAAGAAAAGATTTTTCAAGAATGTCAGAAGATGAATTGAAATCGTGTATAGAAAGGATTACTGAGACGATTCAAATTAACCAAGAAACACAAAATACGTGTGAGGTAGGAGAGAAAGTGGAGCAGGTAAAAGTTTTAAAAAAAGCAACAAAAATATATTATCCAGATGCAATGAAAGATGTGTTACCGCTTAAAGAGTTTGTGAAAAACATTATAGATAAAGGATATAAGGTTGAATTAACAAAAGATAATGTTGTCAGTGATACCGTAGTGAATATCTATAAAGAAGAGGAGCTGAAAGAATGATACTAAAAATCTTACTTGTTATCATAGGTGTTTTCTTAGGACTGGTTGGTAGTAGTTTCTGCCAGTCCGCTAAAGCAAGAGATACGATCACAATGACGTTAGAAGATTATGAACGAATCGGTGCTGTATTTAACAGCTTGCCGATAAGAGAACGACATAAGAACTTAAAAAAGCAGGATGTGGTGTTATATAGATGCCCTAAGTGTGGTAACTACATAGCAGAATGGACAGAAGTTTGTGAATGTGGGAATCAGTTAGACTGGGGAGAAAGTGAGGACTTGAGTGTTAATAAGAATTAGTGATGCAAAGGTTATAAATATACAACAGGCTACTGGTTTATATATTGCAAAAACATATAAAGGATATGAAATACGGTGCAATATGATAGACAACGAATACGTGATTGAAAAATGTACAACAAGACAGTATGCAGTAGCTGTATTAGATAAGATACTTAGTCAGTATGACAGAGGACAAAGGGTTATCAAATTATAAAGGAATGATTACATGAAATGTGTTTGTATGGGATGCACAGAAGCAACTGGTAGAAGTTGGGATTGTCACACTAGATGTGATGGTTACAAAGAGTTTCAAGCAAAAAACGAGGAAGAGAAGAACGTTATCAAAAAGAAAAATCCTTATTATAAGTCGTTATCAAAAGAAAAATTTATGAAACGGAATGCTTTAAACAGGAACAGGAGGGGAAGAAAATGACAGGGTTATCAATAGACGTTATCAAAAATCAGATACGATTATCAAAAATGTTTGCAGGAAGTGAAGCGGTATCAACTAAGGCATTGAAAGAACTTCTTGAGTACAAAGAAACAGGATTGACACCGCAGGACATAAAAGACATGGACAAGATGTATTTAGAGAAGTGTCAACAGGTAAATAAACTGACGTGTACTTGCGAAATGTACGAAAGGATGGCTAAAAAGTGAGCAATATATTATTTATAGTAATGTATGGTATTGCAAAAATATCACTTGGACTATGTGGAGCAACAACGACTGTATATTTATTAATTTTTTGTGTTGATCTGGTAGTAAATCGTACATTACAGGAATTTAAAAATGATAAAAATATACAAAAAGTTTTAAAAATTGCAATGTTATCATCTTATGTATGTGTGTTATCAACTATATTTTGTGCGATAATTGCATGATTTAAAGGAGTTTAAAATGAATAAGCAAGACTTATATACCCTATGTACATTAATACCGCCTATGGATGATTACAGCGGTCACAATATGTATCTATGCGGTAAACGTGACGGATTCAATGAGTGTGTGAAGATGTTAAAAGAAAATCTGAAGAATATAAAAGAAGAAGCAGGGGTTTAATCCTCTGTTTCTTCTTTTTTTGCCTTTTTATTGAATTTTTCCCATCGTTCTGGATACACTTCTTGAAACCATTTAAGAAAATCTCCAAACAGAGCGTTTTCTGCTTCTTTTCTAACTGTGGCTGCATCTTCTATATTATAGTATCTTCCTAAATGGTATGTTTTGCCTTTAAATACTATTGTAGCAGCCCATTTTCGCCGATTTTTGTCCCAACTAACACCACGAACTCCAGATGTGTTATTCCGTAGCATTTTTCTAGGTTTGATTGATATAATGGATGTATTTTCTATATATCCTTGTTCACATGTCTTCGCTGCCTTTTTGAGGTTTTCTCTGGCACTTCTTTGATGTGAGCAACCACAAGACATTTGTTTGTAAAACAGTCCGGCAGGAACTAGGTAGTGCTTTCCGCAAGAACATTCACATTCCCATTTATACCGATTTCCAACTCTTATTTGCTTAATTGCTTTACAACCATAATCGTTAATTTTACCAGTGAGGTCAAATGGTTTATAGTAATTAGCTTCGGCAAAACATCCGCAAGATTGAGTTCGACCAGATATTAGAGCATCATATCTTACAGTTTTTGTATTTCCACATTCACATTTGCAAATGGCATAAACTCTTCCTTTTTTTCTATAAGCATCTATGATAGTTAATTTTCCCCACTTTTCTCCATTAAATTCATTTGTATATCGTGGTGCGTTTTTGCATTCTTCGGAGCAATATTTTGCACTTGGTGCCCCATCAAAAGTCTTTCCACATACAACACATTCTCTTAAAGCCATAATAAACACCTCTTTCTGCAATGAATTATACATACTATATTACTAATGCACAAGAAAAATTCAGAAAAGGACCAGAAAAACTCTGGTCCTCAATGTTATTTGTATAAAAAGTTGTGATCTAAAATCCGCACGTTATAGTTACCAGTTGTACCGCTTACCTGTTGATGCGTGATAATGTAGTTTGCTGTGATACCTGCGGTAATGATCGCTGTAAGTATGATTGATAATAATATTTTATTCATATAAACACCCCAAATCTTCCAAAATCATTTCTATTGCATATTCTCGTGAACACATTTCAGCACCATCCCAACGATTTTGCTCAATCATTGAATTTGCTTCTTTAACGGCTTCTTTTTCGGTATAACCGCAACTCATTAACCACTGTACAATTTTAATCATGCTAGTTCTCCTTTTCTACCCTCGTAACCTCCGGGGTGGGTGGTGTATGTTATGCATTGATAAGTTGCTCCCAGTTAGGGTGTTCCTTATCGAATTTTTCTAGCTCTTTTTCTCTTTCGTCATAGGCTTCGAGTTCTAAAGCTTCGATTTCTTCCAAGCTAAAACCAAGCTTAGAAAGATTATCAGCTAGTTCATCACAAAGTAAAGAAGCTTCTAAATCTTGACGGTAAATGAAAATTTTTACCGCATTTTTATAACCTCGGATTGCTGAATTTTTAGCAACCTCTTCTTTAAATTTTTTGTCGATTTTTCTACCTCTGTAATAATCCATGATTTTCAACCTCCTAAATTCTTTCTAAAATCTTCTTACAAGCTTCTACATATCCGTCTGGAAGTGTTTCGGTGTTCATCTTTCCACCGTTCGCTCTCCAGTCGAGATATTTTTTAACTTCTTCTTTTTCTTCTTTTCTTGCTTGCTTTGTTCTCTTAACTTACTTTTATTATATCACTTTAAAAAGTTATGTCAATAGAAAATATCACTTTTTATGATAATATTTCTCTTGACGTGAAAATAGTACATAATATATAATGTAGTAAATAGGAGGTAATGAAAAATGTTAAAATACAAAATTGATGTATATGATGCACTGCAAAGAAAAGGATTTACTACATATAAGGCTAAAACTACTAATTTACTTAGTCAAAACACATTAAACAAGATAAAGAACGAGGATACAGCTATAACGCTAAAGGCTTTAAATGCTGTATGTAACATCTTAGAAATGCAACCGGGTCAGATATTGGAATATGTAAGAGACGAAGAAGATGAAAAAAAATTAAAAGAATTATAAATATCACTTTACAAAGGGACAAAGATGTGGTAAGATAAAGACAGTTAAAGGAGATAAGCAAAGAAAGAAAAGGAGATTGAAGTCATGAAAAATATTTATTTAACAAAAGCACAGGAATTAAATTTAAAATACGCAGGTTTAGACTTGGGAGACGAGACAGAAAAGAAACTTGAAATCATTATGGAAGACAACCATACAAAGAAAGAAGCTGTTGACTATTTATGCAATGGATCAGTAGTGTATGAGAAAGAAGAATTTGAAAAATTCTTTGATCAGTATATGAATGAATGGGATGTTGAGGAAGAAGACAGGGAAGAATATAAAAAAATGATTGAAAGCAACAAACCCGCTTTTGACTGGGGAGTTGTAGAATGTGATGGTGTAACATACTTTATTGATTACGTAGCATAAGGAGGGAGCAGCTATGAAAAAATTAAACGCAGAAGAAATCAAAAAAGAATTATTAAACGAGGAAATGAGCTTCACAGATTTAGATAACTTCATGATGGAATCTGGATACTACAGTGTATTCGATGATGGAGCTACAGAAAACATTAAGCAGGACAAAAATGTAGTGTATACAGCTACAGACTCTAACGAGTGCGAAGTACAGATTTTCTTCGAGATCACAATAGATAATGGAGAGGACGAAGCGGAAGAAGCTTTCTACTTAAAAGTGACAGACGTGCAGGAGTTCTAATATGAGAACAAATGGTTAGAAATGCAGAACAAATAAAAAGAGTGTAAGCACGCACCTGCTGACTATGGTATAATTATCTTAGATAAAACTATAGTCGGGAGGTGTCTTTTTTGATTAATAACAAACTAAAGAATTGCTGTAACGATTGCGTACATTGCGAGATTGTTACAGAGACAAAGAGAAGAGCTATCCCAGAGGATAAGACGGAAGTGGTACTTGTAAATATAAAGTGTAGTCATATGTGCGTATGCTACAGATATAGAGAGGAAGTGCAGAATGGAAGATAGAAGTATATGCTGTGCAGGGTGCAAGAACACACTATCTGACAGAGGGATTATGTACTGCACTAAGGATAATGGCAAGACATTAATAAGAGACAGATATTTGACTGTATGTGATGATTACAAGACAGCAGGACCGACAACAAAAATATATGCAAACGAAAGGACGTGAGACAATGGGAGCAGGTGGTAGACCGCCTAAATACAAGAGTGTAAAAGAAATGCAGAAGAAGATAGACGAATACTTTGAAAGCTGTGAGGGTAAACCATTAGTCATTAATGGGGAACAACAGTACAACAAACAAGGGTATCCAATCATTCTTGACAGAAAGCATCCTACAATAACAGGATTAGCACTTGCATTGGGATTTAGTGGCAGAAGTGATCTACTGTATTATCAAAAACATAAAAAAGACAGTGATAAGTTTTACGACACCATCACGCGTGCGAAGAGCAGAGTTGAAGCACAGATGGAAGAAAGCTTGTTTCACAAGGATAGCTCAAACGGTGCACAATTTGCACTGAGAAATAATTTTAAAGATTGGGATGCAGACAAGAAGCAGGAAGAGAGTAAGACAGAGGGAATCACGATTGTAAACAATATTCCTAGAGAGTAAAGGAGCGGTTACATGGTTAATCTAACAGATGTGATTGCTCCATCTTTTTATAAGGTGCATTGGGACATTCAAGACGGCAAGCATACCTATTATGATTTGTACGGTGGTCGTGGTTCTTGTAAGTCCTCGTTTGTGTCTGTAGAGATTGTACTTGGTATGATGCAGGACGAAACAAACGGAGAATTTACAAATGCGGCAGTATATCGAAAGGTAAAAGATACTTGCAGATCATCAGTATTTGAACAGATAGAATGGGCAATAGATGCTTTAGGTGTTTCTGATTTGTGGGAATCGTCTGTAAGTCCTATGCAACACACATACAAGCCGACAGGACAAAAGATACTGTATAGAGGTCTTGACAAAGCAAAAAAATCAAAGTCTGTAAAAGTGTCTAAAGGTTATATAAAATATTTGTGGTTTGAGGAATTGGATGAATTTGCGGGTATTGAAGAAATCCGAACAGTACAGCAATCTATATTGCGTGGTGGTCCTAAGTTTATTGTATTTAAGACATTTAACCCACCAATCAGTGTAAATAATTGGGCAAATAAGTATGTAGCAGAAGCAAGAGAGGACAGCTATAGGCATAAGAGCAATTATACAACGGTTCCTGCGGAGTGGTTAGGACCTCAGTTCTATGTCGATGCAGACTACTTAAAAGAAATGAATGAACGTGCATACAAGCATGAGTATCTGGGAATACCTGTAGGACTTGGTACAAACATTTTCGAACTTCTTGAAATCCGCACGATCACGGACGAAGAGATATCAAGACAGGAAAAAATATATCAAGGTCAGGACTGGGGATACTATCCAGACCCGAAAGCTTTTGTCAGATGTGCATATATGCCTGCATCACAAAAAATCTTGTGCATAGATGAGTTGGGCGGTCAAAAAATCCGCAACACCGCAATGTCACAAATGATTATAGATAAAGGCTATAACGATTATGCAATATCCTGTGGAGCTGACGAGATAGAAAGCATCTTAGACTTTAGAGACGCAGGACTTGTAGCAAGCAAAACGAACGTATATCCGGGTAGTCGTAAATACTCTTATGAGTGGCTACAGTGTAGGACCTTAGTCATAGACCCTGCGAGAACTCCACGGCTGTATGAAGAGGTAATAAGCTACGAGCATGAGGTAGATGCAAACGGAGATATCAAAGCAGACTATCCAGACGGCAACGATCATTTTATTGATGCATTAAGGTATGCGACAAGTCCAATGAGCATGAGACGTGGAGAGAGTGCGTAAAGGAGACAAAAACAATGATGATAAATCTAAAAGATGTAACTTGTATACAAATTGGAAATGTAATGTTAGGCATCAAGGATATAGAAAAAATATCTATCCATGATGGTGGGGTTTGGCTTACGATTAATAGTGATTTGATACAAGGAGATATAGAAACAAAAATCGGAAACGTTAAACTGATAGCGGTGGAATAGATGGGTATATTTAGTAGAATGAAAGAGATATTAAGTGCCCTTTTTAGACAAAAGGCAAGAGAAGAATTTAAGATAGACACTGTGACTAGTCTAGAGATGCAGAGAACTATTGAAAAATGTGCATACATCTATAAGGGCAGTCCGTACTGGTTAGACAAAGACGAGCATATAAAGACTATCAACTTTGCAAAAGCGGTGTGTTCGGAGACAGCACGCCTTGCTACACTTGCAATAGGCGTAGAGATAGATGGCAGTGCAAGAGCTAATTGGTTGCAGGAGCAGATAGACAAAGAACTAGAGCAGGTACGACATCACGTAGAATATGGCTGCGCATACGGTACAGTAGTATTAAAGCCTAACGGCTCAAGTGTGGACTTGATCACGCCAGAAAACTTTATTGTAACAGACGAAAGCAATGGAGAGATTCAAGGGATTGTATTTGTCCATAGAGAAATTTCTAGTGATGGCAGGACGTATTACACGAAGCTAGAGTATCATAGGTACATCGAGGACGTGTATCAGATTACAAATCGTTGCTATGCTTCTAAGGATGCCAACGATACAGGAAAGCCAATTGACATAGACGAGACACCATGGCGTGGAGAACTAGAGGATGTAGGACTTACAAACCTAAACGGGCAACGTCTGTATGCAGTTCTTAGGACACCGCAGGCGAACAATGTAGACTTGCATTGTAGTTTAGGATTGCCTATCTTTTACGAAGCAATAGAAGAGCTAAAAGATTTAGACACTGCATACAGCAGGAACGCAACAGAGATATTCGACAGCCGAAGAATGTTGTTACTAGACTCCGACAAGCTGTTAGAGACTGGTACAAGGGTAAATAATACACAGGATGGATTTGAGAGAAGCAAGAAGCGGTTAAGACTGCCAGAGTACGTCAAGAATGTAAATAGCTCAGACATTAAAGGATTTTATCAAGAGGTAAACCCAAGTCTCAACACGGATACACGATTGACAGGAATCAATGCATTGTTAAGCCAGATTGGCTATAAATGCGGATTCTCTAACGGATACTTTGTGTTTAACGAAACAACAGGCATCCAGACAGCAACAGGAGTTGAAGCAGAGCAACAGAGGACGATACAATTTGTTAAGGACGTAAGAGACAAATTACAAGCCTGCATGGATGATTTAATAGCTGCACTTAATATATTTGCTGATCTGTACCAATTAGCACCAAGCGGACCGTATGAAACCGTGTATGACTTTGGAGACATTACATACAACGAAGATGAAGATAGAGCGAGATGGTACAGCTATGTTACTTCCAACAAGATTCCATTCTGGTACTATCTAGTTAAATTTGAGGGATTCAGTGAAGAAGAAGCAAAAGCACTTGAAGAAGAAGCACAACCGAAAGAGCCAGACTTATTCGGTGCAAGCGGAGAGGAGTGAAAGCATGGGAAAGTACAGGATTGAAAAATACCTTGAATACCTTAATGGCGAAGATGTAAAACTGCCCGAACCATTTACAAAACAAGAAAAGCTGTTGTACAACATCTGCAAAAAGGGAATTACAGGAAGTACAGAAACAGACAAAACATTAACGCAAGAGGGCAAGCCTGCGGATGCGGCAGTAGTTGGAAAGATGCTAGATGCGGCACTAATGGTAAAAAACCCAGAAGAATAGGCAGGTGGGATTATGTTAACACCTACCTATCTTTGGTATGTGCCAGAAAAGTCAGAGAAGCAAGCAGAAGAACTACATAACAAGATAGTATCTGTCATTATAGAGCGAATGATGATAAGGCTAGGACGTGGGGAAGATTACCTTTTTACTCCTATTGACAAGTGGCAGATGGATGTATTGCAGGATGCAGGGTATATCTTGCAAGCGGTACAGGCAGAGATAGCACAAACGACAAAGATAAGTATTGCAGAGATCGCACGCACTATGAAAGAAGCAGGAATCAAGGCTCTTGAATGGGATGATGCAGTGTATAAAAAGGCAGGTCTTGAACCAACACCCCTTAATGAGAGTCCTTATATGCAACGATTGATCCAGAGGAATTATGAAAAGACCAAAGGAGAAATGCAGAACTTTACTGGCACGATGCCGAATGCCTGCCATGATAATTATATTAAAGCAGTGGATAAAGCATATACACAGACTGCAAGCGGTACGACAGGTTACACACAAGCGGTTAAAGAAGCTGTTAATAACATTATAGACAAAGGGGCAGACGTAACTTATCCAAGTGGACGTAGAGACAGCATAGAGACAGCTACGACAAGAGCGGTCCGCACTGGTGTAAGCCAGATGGCAGCAGATATTACAGACGCACGTATGGACGAGATGGATTGGGATATTATTCTAACATCAGCACATCTGGGAGCCAGAATTGGGAACGGTGGGGACAATTTAACTAATCACTTCTGGTGGCAAGGCAAGTTTTACAGCAAAAGCGGTAATGACCCAAGATTTCCGCCTTTTTCGGTCTGCGGTATTGGAAACGTGCAGGGAATCCATGGGGCAAACTGCCGTCACTCACACGGTCCGGGGGATGGAATAAACAATCCGTTCGAGGACTACAACAGCGAAGAGAATCGCAAAGAATACGAGAAACGGAAACGACAGAGAGAGCTTGAAAGACGTATTAGAAAGACGAAACGACAGTTAATCGGCATGAAAACGGCTGTGGATAATGCAAAGGACGAAGTCTTAAAGCACGATCTTGACATGGAGTATCAAAAAAAGGCGGCACTATTGCAGAAGCAAAACAAAGCCTACAATGATTACTGCAAAGAGAACAACCTTAAGAAGCAGAGCGAACGACTAAACACAGCAGATTGGAACAGGAGTCAAGCATCATCAGCACGAGGTGCAGCGATACGATACAATAATGCACGAGGTAAATAATGGATACTATAAACAAAATTATGGTAGCCTGTGGGTGGATTATAACAATTGGTAGTGCGATAGGAGTCTTATATACTGCCTATAAGCATTACAAGAAGCCTACGGACGATATGAAACATCGAATAGATCATATAGAGACAGATATTAAAGAAATTAAACAAAAGCTAAATAGTGACTACAGTGCTATTAATAATCAACGTGATGATATGAACCTAGTCATGAAAAGCATGTTTAATTTGATTGAGAACAAAATCACAGGAAACAACATTGAGGGTCTAAAAAAAACCAGAGACGATCTGATAAATGCGTTGACAACACACGACAAACAGTGAGGTGTTTGCTTTTGAAAGTATATGATTTTACCGTACCCGAACTAAATATGTTCCGTACGTATTGCAACTTCACAGATGTTGAAAGAACATTGTTCGAGTATCGGGCAAAGAATATACCACTGGATAAATGTGCAGAGCTTATGAACGTAAGTCTGTCTACAGCAAAGAGAATCAGCAGGAGAGTTAATAACAAGATTATTAGAGTATGTTAAGGAGAACAGAATGGTAATTAATGGAAGAATTTTTGAAGAATTAAATATCACAAAAGATGGAGAACTGATTGCATCTATTGCAGACGGAGAACACGGAATCGTACATAAAGATGGCTATAAAGTACAGCTAGTTGTAGATGAAATCGGTATGACGTTTGCAGAAGCATTAGAAGCAATGAAAACAGGTGCAAAGGTTAAGTTACCCACATGGGGTGGGTACTGGTATTGGGATACAGAAAAAGAAACTATTATGATGCAGTGCAGAGACAAGGACAACGGAGAAAAAGGAGACTTATTAGATATTAGGGATACACAGATGGTTGAATACACGATCAGCAATATTTTATCTAATAAATGGAGAATCGCAGAGTAAAAAAAGAGGGTATTGAAAAGGCGAAAATCCATGATACAATATAAATGTAACAAGTAATAAGTTGTTGAATAAATCATTATAAGATTTTTTTAGTTTTAAATGAGAGTGGTTTGTTTCGGAGATACTTTTTCATGTTATAATACTTTAATCCTTTTTTTATTGTTTTGTTATGTATATAGTACGGTGGATTCCTCACGGAGTCCGTGGAAGTATAACTCAGTTGGTCAGAGTAGTCGGCTCATAACCGACCTGTCACAGGTTCGAGTCCTGTTGCTTCCATTTGCTCACTGTTGTGAGCATGAGAAATCATTTTTGAATTTCCTCAATTTTTTGGTTTAAATTTCATTTTTCAACACGACACCTTTTTTCATCAATTGGTGTTCCTCAATCTTATCCTTATTGTTCAAGCACCATGACCCCTATCATGGTGCTAATTTTTTAATTTAATATGATACTTTTATGAGACTTTAACGACCTGTTAGAGTCTCTTTTTTAATGCGATAATTTACACATAAAAGGGAGGTGGAAGAGTGAACGGATATAACTATAATCCTTATGCACCAATGTATCAGCAGGATACAATGCAGTTGCAGGATAGGCTAAATCAGTTACAGCAAATGCAACAGCAGTACAATAAACCAATGCCAGAGACACAAGTTCCAACACAGAATGTTAATTGGATACAAGTTGCAGGCATAGAGGGAGCAAAGAACCAGATCGTACAGCCAGGGGCTACAGCATGGATGATGGATAACAACGCACCTTTCTTTTATGTAAAGAGTGTAGACGGTATGGGCAGTGCAACTTTTAAGGTGTTTAGGTTTGAAGAGATACCACCAGAAGCCACGCAGAACGCCCAAAAACAAAATGTAAACTATGATAATAGATATGTTACAAGAACAGAGTTTGAAGAACTTCTAGCAAAGCTAGGAGAGCAACCAGAGAAAGGAGAGTTAAGCAATGAGTAATCCTTTAATGAACATGATAGGCGGTATGATAGGAAACAACAACCCTATGCAAATGGTACAGCAGGTAATGGGCATGGTAAGAGGGTCTAACAATCCGCAGTCTATGGTTGAGAGCATGGCACAGACAAACCCTGCGATCAAGCAGGCAATGGAAATGTGCAAGGGAAAGAACCCACAAGAAGTGTTTAATAGCCTATGCCAACAGCAGGGCATGAATCCACAGGATATTGTGGACAAAGTGAACAAATAGATATTAAGCGGTGCACAGCTTGGTAAATAAATTTATGGAGGACAACAACAATGAATGAAGCAATGGGACTCACTGCGGCAGATGTAGCCGCAGTGACAAGAAATGACGGATATGATAACGGCTTCGGCAACGGTGGTTGGTGGATTTGGATTATCTTAATTGCTTTCCTTTTCTGTGGTAACGGATGGGGAAGAAATAACGATACCGCAACGACCGCATGCGAAAATGCTTTCTTATCCGATGAGTTTGTAAAGAGAGATATTTTCAATACAAACCAGAACGTATCTAATACAGCTTGTCAGACACAGAGAGACGTATTAGAAAGCAGATACACAACACAGTTAGGATTACAGCAGATGCAGGCACAACAGCAGGCTTGTTGCTGTGAAACACAGAAAGAAGTGCTACAGAACCGCTATGATGCGGCTTTAATGGCACAGAATATGCAGGCACAGCTGGCACAGTGTTGCTGTGATATTAAGGAAACAATCCTCGCAGACGGACAGGCTACACGCCAGTTGATGCAGGACAACACAATCCAGAATCTTAGAGATAAACTTGCGGACAGAGATAGAGACTTACAGTTATCTAACTTCCAGATTTCGCAGGTATCACAGACTAAGAACATTGTGGATGCTGTTAGACCATTCCCAACACCTGCATACATTACAGCAAGTCCTTATGTATCCTATAATGGGTATGCATACGGTGGTTGTAACTGCGGAAGTGTAAATGTGTAAATAATTCAAAGCTTGTTGGAGAATCCATATCTACTAAGTAGACTAGCAATATATTGACGATAGGGTGTCGGGTTCGGCATCCTATTTTTGTTTAGGAGGGAAAATTATGTTAAATGCGGTAAATGTAGCACAGCAGGATGTAAACAGTGGTGCAAATGTACTATTTGCGAATACACGATATAGTAGCAGACGTTGTACTTGTAATTATGGGTGGCTGAATCATGTAGAGGGGTCTGGTCTGTTTACGTTAACGAATAGATCGAACTGCCCTATGACTGTAGAGGTAGAATTTAACGGAAATGTATCCGCTAATGCAACAGGAGCAACGGCACTTGCTGTAGAGCTTAACGGAGAAGCTATTGGTGGAACAGAAATGGACTATACAGTAGTTACAGCGAACACATTTCAGAACGTGGGAGCAACAACGGTTGTAACTGTACCATCTGGCGGTAGCTTAATCGTAAGCATCGGAAATGTAGGAACAACAGCGGCAATAGTAAAAGATGCGAATATTATTATAAAGCGTATCTCTTAAGGAGGTGCGATCATGATTGAATTTACAAACAATCTTGAAGTAACAAAAACAGAAGATATCTTTGACGAGATCAACAAAAGATATGTAGCGGCTATGATGATACACGGTCAAATGGCAGACTATTTCAACTTCTTAGGTTTGAAAGGCTACAAAAGATTACATGAATACCAGTTTCTTACAGAAAGCTTGGAGAGACGTGAAGTATGCAGGTATTTTGTAGATCATCACGGCAAGCTTTTAAAAGATTCTTTTAGCGGTACTATAAAAGTGATTCCCGACTCTTGGTATACAGCCAGTAGACTAAGTATCGGAAAATCCACAAAGCAGAAAGCCGTAGAGGATGGCTTTATAGAGTATCACAACTGGGAGAAAGAGACAAAAGAAGCCTATGAGAAGTACGCACAGCAACTTAGAACGAACGGAAACGTATCGGATGCACTATTTGTAGAATGTCTGGTAAAAGACGTATCTAAAGAGCTAGAAACAGTTGAAAAGATGGTTACTGATCTAATCTCTGTAGGATACGACATGGTGTATATTACAGAGACACAGGACTGCATTCATGAGAAATACAAAAAGAAGCTTAAGGGGGTCAAATTATGAGTGAAATCAAACATGTTCTGGAAGAACAGCTAGAAAGAGAAAAAAACTCAGCATTAAAACAGCTCACAACATCTAATCTTGATGCAATGTATAAGATTACAACAACATTATGCAATCTGGAAAAGATGGAGCATGGAGACATAGCGGAAACCGTCATGGATGCAGGAGAGAATCTTATTAAGAAGTACAGCAATGGCAAGTATGATAAAAATATAGATGCATTGTATGACAACTACTTAAGTGCTAAAATGGCATACAAAGAAAACGGAGATCAAGGACACCGTGATAAGCTTATGGAATCGGTCGGTAGATTGATGGTGGAAGTGTATGATATGCTTTCTTCTATGGTTATTGATTCTGACTTTATGGACGAGAGAAAAGAGATACAGCGACAGATAAAGAAACTTGCGGAAATGTAAAAAAAGAGGGTATTGAAACGGCATATTTTAGGGTTTACAATAAATATGTAGGAATTATGCAGATTTGCCACAGCCTCCTTGTAAGTACAGAGTTTTTTAAGCGTTTTTGGTTACACGACAACAGGAAAAGAGTTCGAGGCTCGAGTGGGGTTCAAGTCCCCACATTTCTTTTACCTTGACTTAGGTATATAAGTCTTAATCCATTACCGCAGACATAGCGGTATACAAACAATGTAGGAGGATATATATGCAGAATTACGAACAGATTTTAGCAGAATTAGGAATCGAAATCCCAGAAGAGAAAAAGGCAGAGCTTAAAAAAAGACATGCCGAAAATTATAAGACTGTAGCTGATTATAATAAACAGGTAGAGAAAAAAGATGAATACAAAACATCTTTAGACGATGTACAGACCAGATTAGCAGAATTAGAGAAAGAAGATGTTGACGGTCTTAAGACTAAGATTACAACATTAACACAGGAGCTTGCAGACGAAAAAGAAGCAAGAGCAAAAGAAGCTAAGCAGACAGAGTTAAGAGACAAGGTAAAAGATTTCTTATCTGATAAAAAATTTGTAAATGCAATTACAGAAGACTCTATCCGTTCCCAGATGATTCAGAAGTTAGAAGAAGAGAATGGGAAAAATGCAGAAGATGTATTTAAAGAACTTACTACTAAAGATGGGAAACCAATTGAGAACATCTTGGTTGACGAAAAGAAAGCACCAGCTCCTAATATCCCAAGCTTTACGACTAAGTTCAACAGCGGAGAGCAGAAAAAGGGAACACAGAAGTTAAGGGAAATGTCTTTAGACGACAGAATGAAGCTTAAGGCAGAGGACCCAGACTACTATGCAACCTTATTAAATGACAGATAGATAATACCGACTCACAATATGGAAGTGAGCCGCTAACCTAAAATCCCTTAATAGTTGTAGGTAGATGGGACAAAGATAAGTCCTTATCTATTCTTATTTAGGGTAGAAAGGACTTTTTTTATGCCAAGAACAGGAAGATTTGGCGGTTTTGATTTTGACCCAGAGGTTTTTTCTGAGTTTATGTCAGAAAACCCAACATGGAACGATGCAATTATTGCATCTGGTGTGTTAGCACAGGACAATACAATCATGGATTTAATCGGAGAAAAAGGAAATGTCGCAACAATTCCATTCTATACACCGATTGATGAACAGGACTCACAGGCTTTAAACAACGATGGAGAAACAGACAATACACCTGTTGAAATCACAGGAAAGAAACAGACTTGTATGTTAATCCAGAGAATGAAAGCTTGGAAAGCAAAAGACTTTACAAAAGAGTTAACAGGTGCAGAGCCTATGACTCATGTTGCAAACTCTGTTGCAAGCTTTTATAAGCAGGTAAGAACACGTGACTTAATGACTACAGTTGATGCAGTTTTAAGCCTGTCTGGTATGGAAAACCATATTACAGACTTATCTTTAACTGGCGAGGGCACTGTAGGAGATGCAAACAAAATTGATGATACAACACTTATCTTCGCACAGCAGAAAGCTTTAGGAGATTCCGCTGACAAGATGGGATTACTTGTATTAAACTCTTACATCTACGCAAAGTACAAGGCAATGGGACTTGTTGATTACAACAAATACACTATTGCTAACGCAGTAGAAAGAGAAGTAAATCTTCCTACAATCGGTGGATTTATCCCACTGGTAACAGACAGATTTACAGTTGATACAACAGGAACAAACCCAGTATACAAAACTTATATGCTTGGTACAGGCTCAGTATTGACTTGTGATAAGACAAACTATGAAAATCCTTATTATACAGACTATGACCCAGAAACATCTGCCGGTATTGAAAAACTGTATACAAAACAGGGTTATGTATTACATCCTAACGGATTTTCTATTAATGCTAACAAGATTGCAAAAGAGTCTCCTACAAATGCAGAGTTAGGAACTAAAGGAAACTGGTCTTTAGCATTTAACCAGAAGAATATCCGCATGGGTGTTATTAAATCCAACGGATAAAAAGGAGTGTGATTTCATGGCGTACATTGACTATGAATATTACAAAACCCTTTTTGGAGAGAAAGCAATCCCAGAAGCAGACTTTAATCGTCTGGTCTGGGATTCTTGCAAGAAGATAGATAATGCCACGACTGGTGTTGACAATGTGAAGAAACTTAAGATTGCTTTTCCAAAAGATGAAGATGATGCAGAAGCAGTTAAAAGATGTGTTTGCGAACTTCTATCAATCACATATAAGATTGAACAGGCAGAAACGAGAGTTGAAGCATCACAGGGTTATATCACATTAGAAGATGGAACTGTGATGAGTAAGCAGGTAGCATCTAAGAGTGCAGGAAACGAGAGTATAAGCTATGTGACTTCCAGTAACACAGGCACTGCTACGTTGATAGATAAGTGTCTAGCAGATAAAGAAGCACAGAAGCAACTATACGATGATAAGATAAGAGATTATCTGTCTGGCATCACTGATGCTAACGGAGTTAACTTGCTGTACATGGGAATATATCCAAGATAAAAAAACGGAGGGATACGATGTATAACGATACAATCACACTTTTTAATAGGTATGAAAGTAAATTGGGAGATACATGGTATCCCTCTATTTTGCATAATACGAACCTAAACATGGATAAAGCAAGCATCGTTGCAAAGTACGGTTCTGAATCACAGGACAATGCTATATTAAACGTGCAGTATAGCCTAAAAAGTGGTCAAAAGATGGTAGGGAGTAAATTATGGCTACCGCCTAAAGAATGGCGTAAACAGACGAATGATAAGCTGTCAGAAGCACTTACATTTAGTTCTAAGGCGAATAGTTTTGATTTCTTTATCGTTGGCGAATGGGAGAATGAAGAACCGATTGCAGAGGATGATTATATTGACGGATTCTATGAAGAAATGAAACTTAAGTATGATTATGTCTTTGCAATAACTGGAAGTGCCTTTTACGACATAATCCCGCACTTTGAGGTAATGGCTAAGTAGGTGGTTATATATGGCTAAGAAAAAATTAGGAAATGTTAATGTGAATACACAGAACATGAGAGCTAATATCAGTCTGGCGAGATTCGATGAACAAATACAAAGTGCTCAATATTGGTTAGATAGTCAAGTTATGACTGATATGGTTCCATATATGCCACATGAAACAGGTACATTCATTAACGTAACGAGAGCAAAAAGTGCTTCTCTTGCAGGTACTGGAATGGTGTGTGCAGGTACTGGACCGATGGGACGTTTCTTATACTATGGTAAAGGTATGGTTGACGAATTAACAGGGTCTCCGTGGGCGAGAAAAGGTGCTAAGAAAGTATTAGTCACTGAATTTGCAGGACATACAAATGCAAAAGTTGACTTAAGCTACCAGAATCCAAAAGCAACTCCAAAATGGTTTGAAACAGCAAAGAAGAATCACGGTAAAGCATGGGTTACTCATGTTAAAAAGCAGGCAGGAGGAAGTTGATGGCAGAAGAAAAGAAACTAGTCAAGTATGACATTGATGGTTTTGACGTGATCACAACAGCATTGCAAGAACTGGTAAATCAATTCCCAGAACTAAGAGAGGGAGACGAAATTGCATTTTCTACATTAGATGATGCAAGCGGAAAAGCAATGTTCCCAGTAAGCGGTGCAGTGATTGAATCAGAAAAAGAGAGTATCACTGGACACGTCACACAGGTATGTCTGTATCCGTTTTGCGTGATATATCGTGCAAGCGGTACAAAACCAAAGAGGAAAGCAGACATTAAGGAGTGGTTGGATAACCTTGGTAAATGGTTGGAAAAGCAAACAATCACAATTAAAAACAACACATATAAACTAGAAGAATATCCAGTGCTGACAGGCAATCGAAAGTTTTTAACGATTGACAGACAGACACCTGCATATTTGGACAGTATAAACGAAAACAAGTCTGAGAATTGGGCTATCAATATTTCTGCCCGATATCAAAACGACTTTGATAGATAAATTAACTATTAACTGGTCTACGACAGGATGTAGATCACTGACCTTGAAAAGATAAAGGAGAATCATAATGGCAGTTACAACAGGTAAAATTGACCGTAAGTATATGGCTCATTTCTTAGATGCAGGCTCTTTGTGCGGTGGTAAAACACCATCCTATGAACGTCTTGGAAAAGACTTAGAAGAGTACAATGTCGAACTTAATCCCGATACAGAAACAAGTAAAAATATTATCGGAGAATCTACATTCAAACACAACGGATATGAGGTTTCCTCAGAAGCCGACCCTTATTATGCAGAAGCTGACAGCACATTAAGCCAGAAGTTGCAGGAGATTATCGACAATCGTTACAAAGACGATAATCTGAAAACTACCGCAGTAGAAGTACACCTATGGAAAGAAGCATCAAGCGGAGCTTATGAAGCATACGCAGAAGATTGTTATATTGTTCCAACATCCTACGGTGGAGACACAAGTGGTTACCAGATTCCTTTCACAGTTAACTACGCAGGAAACCGCAGAAAAGGTACTTACAACGTAACATCCGGAACATTTTCAGAAAGTGCTACACAGGACTTAAAAGACAACAGCAAAGCAGTTTTATCATAACAAGGAGTGCAGGATATGGAAGAACTTAGACGAAAAGTCAAAACTGGGGCATTAAATGTAATTTTAACGAATGAAGATGATGAGGAAATCGGAAGATTCCCATTCAACCCAGTTGATTTAAATATCGTAAGAAGATACGAAGAAGTTGTTACTAATTTGGAAAAGATGGAACTTCCAGAGGATGCTACAGAACAGGATATCTTAGAACTGTCTGACAAATTAGAGGGGCAGATTGATTACTTGCTTAACTCTAAAGCTTCTAAGTCTGTATTTGCTATTTGCAATCCGCTAACTCTTACAGAAAGCGGAGATTTCTTCATCGAGAACATCATCGTGGAAATCGCAGATATTATTGAGCAGGTAACAGACCAGAGAATTAAGAAGAAACAGGCGAAAATTAAAAGGGCAACGTCTAAATATCACAAATAATGGAAGTTTGGGAACTTCCTACATCCATAGTAGTTGGTGGCATAGATTATGAAATACGCACAGATTTTCGTGCAGTTCTGGACATTTTAAAAACATTTAATGACCCAGACTTTGAGAACGATGAAAAGTGGATTGTTTGCCTTACCATTTTATACGTTGATTTTGGAAATATGCCACCACAAGACTATGAAGAAGCTATTGAAAAAGCCATCGAATTTATTGACATGGGTATCAAAGATGATGGGAAGAAACAACCTCATGTGATGGATTGGGAACATGATGCACCAGTTATCATCCCATCTGTTAACCGTGTACTTGGAAAAGAAATACGAGCTATGCAGTATTTACATTGGTGGACTTTTTTAGGAGCTTACATGGAAATTGGAGAGTCTTTGTTTTCGCAGATTCTTAGTGTTCGCATGAAGAAAGCCAAAGGAAAGAAACTGGAAGATTGGGAAAGAGAGTTCTACAAAGAAAATAAAACGCTTATTGACCTAGATGTTAAATATTCCGAAGAGGAATTAGAAGAACAGAAACGTTTGAACGATTTACTGAATGGGAAAGGGGCGTGATTGAATGGCTACACAAAAAGCGGATGGAAGTATTTATATCAAAACAGAAATTGATACAACCGAAGCAAAAGCAAGTGTGAAAGAAATCGCATCTCTTTTAAAACGTTTATCCAATCAAGTAAAAACCATTGGAAAATCAATGGAAAAAGCCATGAGTGGCGGTATAAAAGCACCAGATACAAAAGGTATGGATGTTGTCGAAGAAAAAGCAAAGACCGTGGCTGAGGAACTGGAAAAGACCGCACAGGCAGAAAAGAAGCTAGAAAGCATAGATATTAAATCTAATGCACTTGATACGTTAGATAAAGCGATAGAAACCACAGGACAGAAGCTTGCAGAGTTGGAAAAAGCACAGATGGATGTATTCAACAGAAATCAGAGTGCAACTTCTTCCCCTGCATTTCAAGCAATGGAGAGTGCCGCTTCTAAATTAGATCAGCAATATGAACAGTTGATTGCAAAAAAGAAGCAGTTGGAAACATCTACAACAGGAAAGACTGGACTGCCTAAGACTGGAAAGCTGACAGGTGGAACAGGTCTGGCAAGTGAGGAAAGTGCTAACGCATTAGCTAAACTTAATGCAGAGATCACAGGCACAGAAACAAAAGTAGAACTGTTAAATAACAGCTTGGAGCAAACAGCACAGGCACAACAAAAGATAAGTGACAGCTCTATCAATACTACAGCTTATCAGATTCTTGAGCAGACACTACAGCAGGTAGAATCACAGTTTAATCAAGTTGCACAGACTCAGCAAGAGTTGTTCGCAAGGAATCAGAGTGTTACTTCATCTCCTGCTTTTATGGCATTAGAGAGTGCGGCAGAGAAGCTTGGTCGGCAGTATGATTCATTACTTGCTAAGAAACGGCAGTTAGAAAGCGGTGGGGGAGCAGTACAAACACCTGCGATCAAGACAGCCCCTATGACTGGTGCATATTCTGCCACGGCATCTAGTGCAAGTCAAAAAGCTTTGGATGCCTTAAACAAAGAAATAACACAGACAGATGCAAAAGAAAAAGGACTTGTTAACACAAATAGTAGGCTTGGTTCATCATTTAAGAATGTCAGTCAGTCTGTGGACAGTGCTAAGACAAAGACAGGCGGTATTTCATCTATCTTTAGTAGAATGGGTGGAGTCGTATCTGGACTTGGAAAACGTCTTGGTGTACTGGCACAGAACTTCACAAGCACTACAAACAGTGCTAATAATGCAAAATTTTCTATTGGTCGAATGGTCGGTATGAGTATATTATATTCTACCGTTTTTGGAATGATTTCTAAAGTTAACAGTGGAATCATGACAGGCATCAATAACCTTGCACAGTATTCGTCAGCTACTAATGCTTCGATATCTTCTATGATGTCAGCATTAACTCAGTTACAAAACAGTTTAGCAACAGCATTTGCACCGATTTTGTCCGTAGTAGCACCGATTTTGACGGCATTCATGAATATGCTATCGAAAGCGATCACATACATTGGAATGTTTATAGCAGCACTAACAGGACAGAAATCTTTTACGAAAGCAAAAGCTGTACAAGAAGATTATGCGGCATCACTGAACAAAACATCCAGTGGAGCTAATAAGGCGGCAAAAGCTACAAAGAATAACGCAAATGCCACAAAAAAAGCAAATAAAGAGATACAGACATATCTTTCTGGACTGGATGAAATCCGACAGTATCAAAAAGAAAAAGATAACGATACACCTAGTTCTTCTACCCCATCCGCAGGCGGTGGAGGTGGTGGCGGTGGTTACACTGGTCCATCCATTGGAGATATGTTTGAGAAAGTTCCTATTGAATCTTCCATCGCAGATATTGCTAAGAAGATTAAGGGCCTCATAAAAAAAGAGGACTGGGAGGGACTTGGAGCTTATATTGCATCGGGTATCAACAAAGGATTGCAAAAAATCTATAATGCCATCAATTGGGATAATGTAGGCCCGAAGATTACATATTTTGTGAACGCATTTACACGGACATTCAATAGTCTTGTTGATCACATAGACTGGGATTTAATGGGACGTACTGTGGGTGCAGGTATTAATACAATTGTCAACACACTGAATCTGTTGATAGAGGGAATCAATTGGAAAAATCTTGGTTCAAAAATTGCAACAGGTATCAACGGTTTATTCAACGAAGTAAATTGGAATAATGTAGGGCAGTTGTTTGCGAATAAAATAAATGTTCCGTTTCAAATGTTAGAGGGAGCTGTAAATACTCTTAACTGGGCAAAAATAGGAACGTCAATAGGTGGATTTTTGAATGGTGCAATCAACCAGATAGATGTTAAGTCTATTGGTACAAGCTTATCTGGATTAGCATTAGGAATATTAACAACATTAGATAATGCACTTACTACAACAAACTGGTCACAGCTTGGCACAAAATTAGCAACATTATTAACATCCATTGATTGGGTCGGAATATTTGTCAATGCAATATCTGTTGCAGGGAAAGCCATTACGGCATTAACACAACTCGGTGTGTCTTTTATGGATAACTTGGCAAAAGGTATTACAAATGGGACACAGCAGTTTATTAGTAAGGGATTATCAGCACTGACCAATTTTACTGCAAACTTAAGAAGCAATGCAGGAAAATTAGTAGATTCTGGTCTCCATCTTATGTTAAATCTTGCTAAAGGTATAGCTAATGCCATGCCAGATATCATCAAAAATGTTCCACAGATCGTTATTAATATTGCAGGAGTCATTAACGATAATGCCCCTAAGATATTGGTCGCAGGAATACAGCTTATTGCAATCCTGCTAAAAGGTCTTATACAGTCTATACCAACATTGATTGCAAATGTACCAAAGATTGTGCAGGCAATCGTCAGTGTATTTACAGCTTATAATTGGCTATCACTTGGAAAAAGCCTCATCACAGGTATTAAAAACGGAATTATGAATGCAAAAAATACTGCGGTTGATGCTATGAAGAATACATACAATGGCGTGATTGATGCGATAAAGAATTTACCGTCTAAACTCAAAGGACTTGGAGAAAACGGAATTAAAGGGATAGGCAATGGAATTACTGGGAAATTGTCTGGACTTAAAACAACGGCAGGAAAAATATTGACCAATATTATAGAAGCGGTTAAAAATCTACCTAGAGAGTTGGCAAAAAAAGCGACATCTGCTATTAGGGGTATGAAAACTACATTTAAAAATGTTGACTGGGGAAGTGTCGGCATGAATGTAGTAAAAGGTATTGCAAAAGGTGTTGGAGATTTTGCATGGATTTTGGTTGATAAAATGACAAGTCTTGCACAAAAGGCGTGGGAGGGTGTGAAAGATTTCTTCGGAATCCATTCTCCATCAAGACTTATGAGAGATACGGTAGGTAAGATGATTCCTGCCGGTATTACAGTAGGTCTGGAAAAAGCTTTTCCAGATACGATTGATACATTATTAGACCAATCTAAACAGTTGGCAAATGTACCATTTACAGCACCATATATTACAAGTGGAGCGGTAATACCTGCGAAAGCATCCGCAGCGATCGCACAGAAGCAGAGTAGTACAAGTAGCAGTAATAATGACGTACTAAATTTACTTGAGCAGCTATTAGCAGTTATGAAAGATTTAGAATCAGATAACAGTGGTAACAATGTCAGAGATTATCATTTCACTGCACAGATTAACCGCAGAACGTTATTTGATGAACTTATCGAAGAAGCGAAACTAAGACAAATGAGTAACGGCAGAAACCCATTTAGCCTTGTGTAGAAAGGAGTAAGACATGGCACAGGATTATATAAAAATCAATGGTGTGAAAATATGGCAACCAGATTGCGACATAGCTGTAGCACTCGAAACCACGTATACGCAAGGTTCAACAAGGGCACAGTCTGGAAAAGGGAAATTTACACCGATGTTTACGGTAGAGCGTTTCCCATATACGGCTACGGATATTCCAATGTCAGAAGCTTCAAAAATCCTGCAAATGGTAGCAAAAGGAAAACCTTTTGATTTGCATTATTTTTCTGTGTACCACAATGAATGGAGAACGGCTAAGTTTTATGTCGGACAGGTATCGGACATAAAAATACAAACATTGGAGAAAAACAAAGAGAAATTATCTAGTTTTTCGTTCAATGCACAGGGGGTTAACCCGATATGATAAATGTAAGTAATGAGTTTAAAACTCTAATGTCAGAAAGACAGGATTTTAAAGAGTATGCAGAAGTTACACTTGCAAATGGCACAGTTTTAGAACTGACAGAGGATGATTTTTCAATAGATAACAATAGTCTGGTTGATTCTGCAGGGGCAAACTCTATTCCTTTAGGAGTTGCCCTTAGTAGAAACGTACAGTTAGAAATTATGAACGACGATGATCACTTATCTGATTATGATTTCTTTGGAGCAAAAATCAGACTATATCTGACGTTTGAATTATCATCAACGATAGAAAAAATTGAATACGGTACATTTACCGTCACTCAACCAGAAACCTACGGAAGTGTTGTAACGATTGTTGGCTACGATGATATGTATAAAGCAGATAAGACATACAGCACAACATTGACATTCCCTGCGACAGCAAAGAGTGTGTTGATTGATAGTTGTGATACCTGCGGTATCTTGATTGGAAATAGTAACTTTTTACATAATGACTTCCAGATACCAACCATGCCATCTAGTGAGTATACACACCGACAGATTATAGGTTTTATCGCTATGATTGCCTGCGGAAACGCAAGAATTGACCGTACAGGACATTTACAGATAATGACCTATGATTTTAACTATGACAGCGGTAATGTTCATACTTTGACCGATTACAACACTCTGACGAATGATACAAACGATGTGCAGGTAACAGGCGTGCAAATGACAAAGACTGTCACTAAGACAACAACCGATGAAGATGGTAACGAAAATGAAGAAGATGTGGAAGAATTAGTCAAATACGGTTCAGATGGCTACGTTTTAGAAATAGAGAATCCGTTAGTTGCAGGTCATGAAGAAACATTAGTTTCTTGGATTTATGAAAGATTCAAGGATGTAACGTTTCGTGGATTTACGATGGATTATATTTCTTATCCAATTGCAGAGTTTGGAGACAAGATAAAGATTACAGACTGGCGAGGTAAAAGCTTCTATTCTGTATTAACAGATGTAAACTTTGTATTCTTTGGATATACAACACTTAAAAATAGTGCAGAATCTCCAATGAGAAATCAAAGCAATTACACGTCAAGTGAACAAAAAGCACTGATTCAAGGGAAAGAATTAGTTGAACGTGAAAAGACAAATCGTGAAATTGCAGTTAAAAAGTTAAATGATACATTAAAAAACAGCTCTGGCATGTATTCTACGGCAGAAAAACAACCAGACGGCTCTACTATTTACTATTTGCACGATAAACCAACAATCGCAGAATCACAGAATGTTATCAAACTAACAGCCGAAACAATTGGTTTTTCCACGGATGGAGGTAAAAATTATCCATATGGTTTTACAATCACAGGCGAAATGATAACAAGATTGCTTTATGTAGAGGGAATTAATGCAGATTATATTAATACTGGTGCATTGACAGTCAAGGATAAATCTGGAAATATTATCTTTTTTGCAGACATAGAAACTGGTACTGTAAGGATTTCTGGGGACAACGTCACAATAGGTGGAAAGACTGCAACAGAAGCGATTAATGACGCAATCAATGAAGCGAAAAAGTCTCGTGCTATGATTATAAATCTTGACAAGGACTATCAAGCAATCACAACAGATTACAAAGGAGAATACACAGCGTTTCCAGAATGTCACACGACAGCACAAGTGTTGTGGGGGCATACAGATATATCTAACGATTGCAGTTATAGTATTCAGAAATCTAGTGGAATTGTAGGCTCTTGGGATAATACAACTCATACTTACACTGTAACAGCATTGATTGCAGATACAGGGTGGATTGATATTACAGCAAATTACCTTGATACATATACAGTTACAAAGCGTTTTGATGTTGCAAAGGTTAAAAGTGGTGCACCAGGTGCACAAGGAGACGGTACTTACCTACACATTAAGTATAGCAACGATGGTGGTAAGACGTTTACGGATGCAACAGTAGGCTCATGGATAGGAACTTGCGTAGATAGCAACGTAGAAGCACCCCTCGATGTTAATGCGTATACTTGGGCGAAAATCGAGGGAAAAGCAGGTCGTACATACTTTATGGAAACATCATCTAGTATTGTAAAAATGTCAGCGGACAGTACAATAGTTCCAAACTTCATTACATTGTCTGGTTATTATCGTGACGGAACAGAAACAGCACGTACAGCTTATAAGTGCCGATTTAAGATTGAAGAGACAGCAGACAATGAGACGTACAACACTGTATACACATCGACAGAAGATGAAACTGATATTACTCATGCATTGTACTCTGCATTAGCAACAGGCTCAAATGGAATTAGTGCTGATGAAACTAACGGAATCGCAATTTCACGAAATCTTACAGCACTTAGATGTACGATGTATGCAGCAGGTGGATTCACACAGATTCTTGACATTGAGACAATCCCAGTTGCAATAGACGTTGATGCACTGACACACGAAGATATATTTAATCTGTTGACGAATAATGGAGCGTGGCAAGGTATTTATCGTGGGTCTGATGGAAAGCTGTATATAAATTTTACTTATGGAAGAGGTGGAACATTAAATCTTGGTGGAAAAGCTGATACATATGGAGACGGGGAATTACACGTTTATAATTATTTCGACAAAGAAGTTGTGACGATAGACAATAAAGGGATTATAGTACTGAATTATTCACTTGGAATTTCGGCTGATGAAAAGCCAATATCATATGTGTGTATAACACCAGACGTGTTCGGTGGTATATATATATCTGAAAACAAGGATGGAACTGGTGCATGTGCGATTTTGTCCCCAGATGAGATTATATTAAAAAATAACAGCAGTGGACCACTTATAGTACAAACAGACATAACAATGCATATGACGGATGAATCACTTTATCTTGGGTCGATAAGTGAATATAAATTTCATTTTGGAAAAGAAAGATCAAGTTTTTATCAGCCAGTTACTATTGGCGGAAGTTTGTCTGTTACCGGAGAAAAAAACAGAATAATAGACACAGAAAATTACGATACAAGAAAGCAGTATTGCTATGAGACAGCAACTCCATATTTTGGGGATATTGGAACGGCACAAACTGATGAAACAGGAAAATGTTACATAGACATTGACGATATATTTGCAGAAACAGTAAACACAGGTGTTGAATACCAAGTATTCTTGCAGAAAGAGGGACAAGGCGATTTATGGGTAGAAGAAAAGACTGATAGTTACTTTGTCGTTCGAGGCACTGAAAACCTTAAATTTTCGTGGGAAATAAAAGCAATTCAGAGAGATTACGAATTTGAACGACTTGAAAAATTCGATAACTCAGAAAAAGAAGAAGTGATTGACTACGAGAAAGAATATATGGAAGAAATCAACGATTTGATTAAAGAACAGGAGGAAATGTTAAATGAAACAGTTGAGTAGCTTTATGGTATTAAACATTGACGGTGGAGACAGAGTAACATACACATACAACAAGATTGACGATAGCACAGGCGAACCAATCAGCAGAAATAATAAGGGTAATTTCTATGTAGTTGACGATGAATTGAAAGTGCATATTGATGCTATTAGAAACTTTGTTAAAGATAACAAACTGAATGATTAAGGAGTGATATTATGGCAATTAATATACCTTTAATACATATCTCAGATTTAACAGAGAAAAAGACTATCTCAGATTCAGACTACATGCTTACTGGTGGGAGTACTGCTAGTAAGGTTAAGTGGTCAACAATCGTGTCCTTAATTAAAACTAAATTAGGGATTGGAAATATAGAAAACAATATAAGTGAAATACAATCAGATATTTCTACGTTAAATTCTGACTTAAAAGATTCATTTGTAACGCAATATGCCGAATTGAATGGTACTGGAAACAACTATTTTTATGTTGATCGTAAACAAGGTTATCGCTTGAGTTCTGCGATATTGCATGTATATGATACTGGTTATATACGTGTTGAAGCAATATCTCATGAAGTTAACAATGAGAATCTTTATGTGTTATGGACAAATAATAGTTATCCAAAAAACAAAAAAATTGGCTGTGATCTTGTATGGATCAAAGAAAACTTCTGATTTCGATACGATTATAGTAGGAACATCTGTCTCAACAGTAAGTCAAACGGTATAAGTGCCGATTGTAGAAAGTATCGAAACATCAACCGATTTTGAATTAAGGAGGGTATATGAACGTAGATATGACGTTTTCCGTGTTGTCGGAAAATTTTAGCACAAAAATAAATACAATCATTACAGAAGTAAAAGAGGTGGATGCGAATGGCAAAGATAAATGATTTACCGCTATTGTCTAATCCGACAGAAGATATGTATTGTCTGGTTGGAAAAGAAGATTTACATAAAGTACCGTGGTCTGCGATTATGGGGCAGATTGGAGCACCTTATATTGCAACTACTGTCGCAGGCATGACAGACAAAACAAGAGTCTATGTCTATCAAGGTAGTGAGTCTGGTTACACAAGTGGCAATTGGTATTACTGGAATGGGTCTGCATGGACTTCTGGTGGTATTTATAATTCAGCTGCGGTAGACACAGATAAAACACTTACACAATCAGATAAGCCTGCGGATTCGGCTATAGTTGGAAAGGAAATTGGTTCACTAAAGGAATCATTAGAGGCATGTATTGTTGTAACATCTTCGCGAAATATTTTAGCTTTTGAAAATTATACAAGAGGGAAATATTATTCAGCTTCAAGTGGAAGTGATAGATATAATGATAGTTTTACAGCCATAGACGATTACGTAAAGATCGAACCAAATACGGATTATGTATTATCTATATTTTCTGATGGAAATTATGAAACTATGCCCAATGCAGTGGTTATTCAATACGATGCAGGTAGAAAATATATTTCGGGGGCAGACGTGAAAACATTCAAGACTGCAATAAATGCTAGATATATTAGATTATCGATGAAAAGCGTATATTTTGATAAGCAAGTAATGCTAGAAAAAGGTACAGAACCTAGTAAGATTTACGAATCACCATCAATTGAAAAAAAATACAAGATAAAAAATGAATGTATAGATGATACACAAATATGTGACAAAGTAATTAGTATATTAAAGATAAAAGAAAATGAAATTACTGTTGGTGCTAGTGATTGTAATTTTGAAACGCTGCAAGAAGCAATAAGTAGTATTAAAGATAACACTGAATTAAATAGATATATTATCTGTTTGAAAGAGGGCACGTATAATTTAGCTGACGGATTAGATATAACTGATTCGTCCGCTATAGGGGTGACCGTCCCGAACTGGGCAACTATTGTAGGAATTGGAAACCGTGAAAACGTTATACTGGAATGTAGACTAGATTCAAAAAACCAAAATATATCAGCTTTGAATTTTAAAGAAACCTCTGGCATCGAGAATCTTTCTATAATTGGAGAAAACACTAGATATGCTATTCATGATGATTTTGCCAGAGAATCAAAAGGATATGATCGGAGAATTAAACATTGTATAATTCGTGGTGAAAATACATATTATTCTACCGTTTACGGAGCCGGGACTGGGGACGGTGCCAATTTGAAATTTGAAGATGTTGTTTTTGATGGAACAAAGACTGGTACAAACTATAAAAAAGGTAATACTTTTACCGTGCATAACAATTTAAAATCGCAAAAAAACAGAGAAATAACATTCACAAATTGCAGATTTTTGTCGGGGCTAGATAACAATGTTAAGCTAAAAACGCTGGCTTATCGAACAGCTACAGGTCTTGACAGTGCTAATGATATGTTAACTAATGTACAGTTTTTTGGATGTGAATTTAGCGGAGAGACCGGATTTGAATTATCGGAAGAAAACGCATCTGTATACGGTAGCGGTTGCCTTTATTACGTTACTGGATTTGGTAATAAAAATGCAAATCACAATATTGTAACAACAGATGGTAAGGATTACTCTGGCAGAGTGAACTTGATTTAAGTTAGCTAAAGCAGGATTTAGTTAATCAAAAGAAGTTTTATCAAGTATAAAAAAATTCCCCTACAAACTGTAGGGGGAAAGTATAAAATGGAAGATTAAGTATGAAAAATCTTCAAATACATATTAACATATATTTCCACAAAATGAAAGGAGAAATCATGAATCTTAAATTACGTTTCAAGAATAAAGCAACATTAGTAGCATTGGCTTCTGCCTTAATTGCATTTATCTATCAGATTCTAGGAATCTTAGGTATCACAGCACCAATCGCACAGGATGCAGTATCACAGCTTGTAGGTATCATCCTTAATATCTTAGTGGCTGTCGGTGTGTTGGTGGACCCAACAACACCGGGGGTAAAAGATAGTAAGCTTGCAAAAAACAAGACGGATATTGCTGAGGTAATCGAATATAAGGAGGACTAATATGGCACATACGGTAGACAAGCTTCTTACAGTAGCAAAAGGAGAAGTCGGATACTTAGAGAAGAAAAGCAAGAAGAATCTAAACAGTAAGACAAAAAACGCAGGTAGCAACAACTACACTAAGTACGGAGCATACTTTGGCATTAACGGACCAGATGCCTACTGGTGTGACATGTTTGTGGATTGGTGTATGGTGCAGGCATACGGCAGGGATGTAGCAAAAAATCTTTTACATGGATTTAGTGCATACACTCCAACATCAGCACAAAAATTTAAAGACAATGATCAGTGGCATAAAACACCACGGATTGGAGACCAGATTTTCTTCAAGAACTCTCAAAGAATCTGCCACACTGGGATTGTGTATGCAGTAACTGATGAGATGGTGTTCACGATCGAGGGTAACACATCTAATGGAACAGCCGTTGTACCAAACGGTGGTGCAGTGTGCAAGAAGTCTTATGCTTTAGGCAATAGTCGTATCGCAGGATATGGACGACCTAAATATGATAACGTAAAAGTATCATACAGCATTGTAAAAAAGGACTCTTCTAAATCTGCGATCAAGTGGTTACAGAAAAAGCTGAACGCAAATTGTACATACGCAAACGAACATCCATTAGTGATTGACGGAATCTGGGGAGCAAAGACAACGCAAGCCTTGAAGAAATACTGGAAACAGTTAGGATGGAACACGTCTGGAACATATGCAGGAAAGAAAACTTGCACGGCTTTGAAAAAAAATCGAAAAAAGTAGTTGCAATGTCGAAAATGATATGATATTATAAACAACGTTGAAACGAGAATGTTCCATTTTCGTTCCAACCAAAATTGAGAACAATAGAGTTTATGCGGTTTAACATAGATTTGATTCCTTGACTTTTAATCAAGTTGTCCGGGGTTCGAATCCCCGCACGCTCACTTTAAAAAGCACGGTTGCCAAATGGCTAAATACCGTGCTTTTCTTGTATTTATGCGGTTTTTAAGGGTATGACCTGTCTAAAAATCATACCCTTAAAAGTAATAGAAAGTATCTAAAGTTTAGGGAAGTATTTGTTCCACCCGTGTTCCATGTTCCATCCGTATTCCAGAAATCTAAGATACCATTTCATTTAGTTGTTCCATTTTTCGTTCCATAGGTTGTTCCACTTTTTGTTCCAAATTTAAAGCATCATTTACAGCGGATATGCTATCTTCTTTTTCTAACATTAAGTGATTATATACTTCCAGAACGACCTTTTCAGAATCTCCTACAAGCCTTGCAATCATCTTTATGCTAATCTTAGGGAACTGGTAGCATAAGTTTGTGCAGTAGTTGTGGCGGAAGATGTGGCTTGTTAAATCCTCAATAGGACTTTCGCTGACCACCTGCATTGCTTTTATGATTCTACCCCACATCCTGCGAAAACCAGATTTTGTCATTGGCTTATAATTACGATTGATGAATAAATATTTCTTATCATCGGTTCTAAGCTTCTTTACATATCGTGAGATTGTATCAAATACATTATCTGGTATTGGCAAAACTCTTTTTCCATTCTTTATATTCTTTACAGATTTTTTCTTTGGTATGTTGTCTGATATGTCGTGTGATTTGTCGATAGATACTGTATGTGCTTCTAGGTCAAAGTCTGATTCTGTTAGTGCTAAGGCTTCTCCACACCGCAATCCACAGCCGTAAATGATATAGACATATATTTTATCCATTAAATTAAAATCTGCCTTAAAAACGGCTCTCTGTTCGTCTGGTGTCAAAGGACGTTTTTCTTTCGCTTTGTAATTTATAGATTCAAAGTTGTCAAATATATCTGCAAATGATTGTGCGGAATAAATGCGATCACAGACAGCAGAGTGCAAGACCTGCTTAAATGTCATAACTATTTGTTGTTGTGTCCGTGGTTTGCCTTTAGCACCGTTCAGAATCAATTGTAAGTGGCTTCGCTGTACATCTTGTAGCTTAACGTATTTAATACTGTCAAAATGGACGTTAATTACATTGTCGTACATTTTATTTGTGTTGTTAGCTCTGTTAGATTCTTTATATAAGACTTTCCATTGCCTAGCATAATCAATAAATAGTATGTCACTATCAATCATTGCCTGCCGTTGGTCCCTTAGTTGCTCAAACTCCTTTACGATTCTTTCTAAATCCTTTGAGCTTTTCTTGGACCGCAGGTGTTTATATTTCTTTTTACCGTTATCCTTGTATGTGCCATCCCACACGTTGGTAGAATAGTAACCATCTTTACCTTTTTTAAATTTAGCTGTTGCCATTGTATCACTCCTTTTTCTAATAATCAAAATCACAAAATGGGTACAAAAATAACAGCCATGCAAGAGTAGTTTTTATAACATTGCAAAATAATATGAATGTGTTACAATAGATATGGAATTTTCTATATTAAAATTTTACGATGTTATGGAAAAGGGCTACCGTTCTTTTTAGTCTTCTAACGGTGGCTCTTTTTGCGTTCTTGCATAACTGATGTAGTCATGATACAATATAGGTGTTTGGCTGTACTATCTTGTATGATAACTACCTTGTATTTATATTAGATAGTGCTTAGGACTGTACCTATTTTGGCGTGGTACGGTCCTTTTTTATTGTTATTTAACTTCCCAAGATTTACCGCAGTCTTTGCAAATTGCCATTTGTTTACTGTTAATATCTGTCTTGGATGATTTCTTTTCTTTGTATTTAGACTTTTTAGGTGTTAATGCCCACAGACCGCCAGTAGCAGCAATCATACCTGCACGTCCCAGACTGTTACCTGCACGAGTCACAACACTCTTTTTACGGACCTCAGATTTTCCCTTTGTTTTAGCTGAGTCCTGCACAAACTCATATCCTATATTCAAGCTGTGACACTTAGGACAGTATGGTGCATCCAGATAAAAAATCTTATAAAAATCTTCGGCTTTTTTGCTGTCTACCTTTTTCAAAATCTCATAGTAAGCATCCCTAGACCTGTCTTTATCCGCTTTGATTTTACTTGCATTAAAACCAAAATTACCGTTAAATTTACGCATTTCATAATCGTATGTAAACTGATTAATAGCATCTTTTGTATAATCCATTTTGATTATAATATCTTCTTTTGGGTTCTCTTCTGCCTTATCAAAACGGCATAAATAAAAGCTGTCTTTTGCCACATAAAGTATATGCGTTAGTGTAGAAAGAAAACCGCTATCTGTATATTTACCTGCCGTAATAATTAAATCACTAGGTTCATTAATAATACCTTTTTCTATAGCAATCTCAATCGTTTTTTCATCAATTTCATACTGCGGAACTTCATTATCAGCAGTAGAAACAGTAGTTAATTCTTTTAAGATTTCCTCTGTAGGGCATCCGCAGTTAGGACACGCAGGAGCTTTTTCAGAAAACTCTTTCCCACATTCAGTGCAAGTTATTAGTGCCATGTAAAATCCCTCCTTTTATAATGTATAACAGGCAACATACCAACCAAAATCCCCATCAAATCCCCATCAAGAAACCACGGTTTTATGCGGTTTGTAGGACTTTTTACATAGTAGAATCCCCAACAAATCCCCAACAAATCCCCATCAAAACACCATCAAGGTATGTTTTTTACTTCTGAAAATCTCAAAAACCACGTATTTATGCGGTTTTCAGCACTATGCAAAAAAATATTTTATTTTATGGTTGACAAATCACGTTTTATGGTGTATTTTTATTTTCTTTTATATAAATATATAGTATCTAAAGACTATAGTTATATATAACCTATATAGTATTATAATAATTAATATATTTATATTTAATTAAAAAGAAAAAAATAAAACAAAAAAAGAAAAAGTTTAGAGCTGTTTAAATGCAATTAGCTGTGGGGTGTATCCTGTCAGCATTGCAAGTTGCTCTTTTGTATAATCTTTGTGTTCAAGTATCACTTCGTCTGGTATCAAAAGTTCAGAAGCAAATGTCTGTGCTTCTTGTTCGATAGAGTTCTCATAACAGTTCTTGCCGAATGAGAAGAAATAAAAATCTTCTTTGTGCAGAACTGCATGACCTAATTCATGAGCTAATACTTCGTGATACTTTTTTTCGTTGTCTAATAATTTTTCGTTTATGTAAATAAAATCTCTTTCGTGAATCTTTAAATAGCAACCAGATATTTTTTTTAAGTCCCCGATCTGGATGATTATGTCTAATTCTTTTGCAAGCTTAACGGGGTTTCTGGTTTCGTATTTTTTAATCAAATTGTATACAATAGATTTAATTTGATTATGATTCATACATCCATATCCTTTCTTCACTTCTTTTTCTGTTCAAGAAATATAAGTGACATTTCATATTGAGCTAATATTGCATCAAGAGATTCATCGTCAAGTTTTTCCCCATCGTAGTAGATAGGGTGTCTAGTCCTGTTTTTAAGTAAATCTCTCATTCTCTCCAGTTCGTCTTTGATGTCTATTACACTGTTATCTTTTTCTTTTTTATCCTCCTCCTTTCCTGTCATTAGGTACTCAACAGACACACCGAAGAAGTCAGCGAGCTTTTGCAATCTCTCAACTTTTGGGGTACTGTTTTTCCATTTTGAAATTGAACCATTAGAAAAACCTAGTTGTTTTTCAAGCTTTCCTTGTGATAATCCTTTTGACTTCCTAAGGCTTTCAATTCGCTCATAAATAGTCATAGAATCTCCTTTCTAAAAATTACAGAACTTTTTCTGTAAAAACGCTTGACAAACTAGAAAGTTTTCTGTATAGTAAAAGCATAGCACAGAAAACTTTCAGTAAAAACAGAAAGCGATCACAGAAAAAAATCTGTATTTTATGTGGTAATTTAATATTAGAATATTTTCTGCAAAAAGTCAATGGAAATACTGAATATTTTCTAAGAAATAAAGAAAGGAGAGCAAGGAATTGTATATTTATGACAAAATTAAAAAGATTTGCGAAGAAAAAGGTATGTCAATTACCTACGTTGAGAAAAAAGCAGAACTTGGGAATGGTTTAATTTCTAAATGGAATGACAGTGTACCGAGTGTTGCAAATTTGAAAAAGGTAGCAAATATCTTAGAGGTTACCGTTGATGAGTTGATAGGAGATGAGGACAAGCAGTGAAGAAAAAGAAAATGAGAAAGCTATCAAGGACAGCATGAACAACACAGGAAAGAAGCTTAGAAGATAGCAGAAAAGAGGGTGTATATGAATTTTGATGATTTGTTCTATTACCTAAATTACGGCAGAACGAGAAAACAAAAAAAGAGAGACTTAATGTTTTTAAGAACTCTCTTCTTCATACAGCTTATTACTGTGATTATTGCAGTGATAGTAATTGCTATTTGTATATGGATACTATTAGCGAAATAAGAGCAATGATAACAGAAATAACAGACAAAACAGTGTTGAAAATCACAATACCTTTTGTCCAGAACCATTCTTTACGAATTGCTTTGATAAGCTGTTTATCATTTTCTAAAAATTTTAAAATTTCATCTTGAACCTTTTGATTTTTGGAATAGTCAGAAGATTTCATTTTATCAATGGTTTCTTCATCTGGTTTATCAAGATGCGGTAAAGGACTTTTAGACATAGTACACCTCCTAAATAAATTATAGCACAGAAAGGAGTACAGAAATGTATATTCCACCATTTCAATTAGGAATATTTGTAGGAGCTGTAGGAGTAATTGCACTTGAAATCACAGCTGTATTAATCGACAACTACAGAAGTAAAAAGAGAAGAGAAGCACGAAAGAAATAAAAATGCCCCATGCGGTACTGGAACTACCACACAGGGCGAATATAACCACTAACCATAGCTTAGCGGTAAAGAAATTATAACACAATTTTTTTAACACCGCAAGAAAGAGGTGCGGAATGGAAGATAAGACAAAGCAATGGAAAGACTTAGAAGAATACTTTGCAACAGAGGTAATCGAGCAAAGTAAACGGACAGCAAAAAGATGGTTTGCAATCTGGCTAATTACATTCATTGCATTGGTAGCGACAAATACAGTGTGGATATATGTGTTCAACTCATATGAATACGTTCAGCAGGACGGAAGCGGAGTTAACAACTATCACACCGATATTGATGGAGACTTAGAGAATGGGACAAAGAATTAAAGCCAAGAAGAACGGCAAATACAAGAAAGTGGCGTTCAGACAGGCAGGAATGAAGAAAAGAGGATACTACCGCAGGAAGAAGCGGAGAAAGTGAGGTAAACATGGAGTACCCGAAACCAGTTATGAAGATGGGAGAGCTTGTGAAAATGGGGTTCCCGAGGTCGTTTCTGGATGAAGCTTATCGGGAACGTGGACAAGACTTTGCACAAAAAGGTGCTAAGAAAAATTCTCCAATCTTCTTTGACACTGAGTTGTTTGAGAAATGGAGAGCAAGGAAACAAAGAGAAGAAAACAGAGCATTGAGAGGAGAAATGATATGAGAACAGGGACAGCAATTATGGTTTTAGGACTTGCTTTAACAGGTCTAGGAATCACACCGTTTGTATTCATGGCAGTCTGTACAATCGCAGGTCTGGCAGAAATCGAAATGGAGCGTAAAGGATGGAAATAAAAAAAGCACCCAGACGTGCAGGTCTAAAGTGCTTAACAAAAAATGCATAACAACAGTATAGCAGGAAAAGGAGAATGTGACAATGATTATTACAAAAAAAGAGTTTAAGGATGCGGTTAAAAATATTATCGTTGATGGAATCAACAACACACGACAAGAGAATGTAACAGAGGAAAAAAACGCAGAAGCTGACAAAAAGGTAGCAACAGTGTTGACAGACTACTATGAAAAAGTAATTAGAAACATCTTTTGCGGAGATTGTTGGACGTACAGTAAAGATGAATTAGCTACTGTTTCGGGTTCGGTTTTAAATGATAGATTTTCTAACAACTCAGAACCACTGGTATTTATGGAAAATGTGATGTGCATGGCAACCACTAGATTACTGATTAACATGTTAGAAGAAAAAATGCAGGAAGAAGAGCCACAGGAAAAGGAATTTGACGTAGAAGAGATTCTTAAAGAAGCAAAGGAGTGTGAGTAGTCATGATTGTGACAGGATATGCAAACGAATATGGGACAGTAATCCCAGAAGAAGATGCAATAGAATATATCTGGAAGCAAGCAAGAAACAATGAAGAAGATAAAACATGGCTACTAGAGTATATGTGGGACGTGTTTACAGGAAATCCAAAATTCAAAAAGGAATTAGAGGAACTAAAAGAAGCTCGTTTTGATGATGTATGCAGTGTGAAAGAGTGTGACGAGCAGGGAAACGTCATTCCGTATAACGGAGAATATGAACCAGAGGGGAGATAGATAACATGACAATACATGAAAAGATGATGAAGATTCAGACAACATTGAAAGCACCAAAAAATCTAAGAAACTCATTCGGTGGGTATATGTACCGCAACGCAGAGGGAATCTTAGAAGCTGTGAAACCACTTCTGGAAGAACAGAAGCTTGCGATGTACATAACAGATGATGTAATAGCCGTTGGCGATCGTGTCTATGTAAAAGCAACGGTAAAGGTGCAGGACATTGAAACAGAAGCAAGCGTAGAAGCAACAGCACTCGCAAGAGAAGCACTTAATAAAAAGGGAATGGATGATTCTCAGATAACAGGGACGGCATCATCTTATGCACGTAAGTATGCCTTAAATGGAATCTTCTTACTGGATGATACAAAAGATGCTGATACGGACGAAAATCAAAAAGAACGCAAAGCAAGGGCGGACAAGCAGACAGATGATAACAACGCAGAAGCAATCAGAGGTATGAAGATTTCAAAAATCAAACAGGACACACTTTTGAGTCTGTGTGATGAAATGGCATTTGATATTAACAAGATTCTTGCATCTTATCATCATAAAGATATTTCAGAAATTACTGAGGGAGAATATCAGTACATTGTAGCCAACAAAGACAAGGCTAACGTAAGAAAGATTTGGAGCTGATTAGATGGAAACTAAAGCCAAAATTCATGATATATCCATTGATTTTGAAAGTGGTAAGCAGGTTATTTCCCTTGTGTGTGAAAAAGACATACGAGGGGAATATGACCGACTGAAAGATAAAGAATGTCGGCTTAAGGTTGTTCAGTACCGTGATGGCAGGTCTTTAGATGCCAATGCATACTTTCATGTATTGGTTGGGAAGATTGCAGAAGTAACGGATAACAGCAAGGTGTATATAAAGAACAAACTCATAGCAGAGTACGGACAGCATGAGATTATAAATGGTTCTTTGGTATCACTTCCATTAGATAACGATATAGAAGTGTACGACCTTGAATTTTGCCATCTACAACCGACAGCCAGTACAACTACCAATAAGGCAGGCAAGTTGTTCAGAATCAATCTGGTAATGCGTGGGAGTCATACCTACAACACAAAGGAAATGTCTGAACTGATAAAAGGAACTGTTGCAGAAGCAAAAGAGCTTGGAATTGAGACAGCAACACCGCAGGAGATAAAAGAAATGGAAGAAAGGTGGAGAGTAAAACTTGAAAAAGCTAACTAGTGTATTTACAGAAAATATGGACTGTTGCATTTACACAGGTTCTTACATAGTGGAAAGACATCATATTTTCGGTGGTTCTAATAGGAAGAAAAGTGAAAAATATGGATTTGTCGTACCACTAAGACCAGACTTTCATCCGAACGGTGTACATTTTAACAGAAAAAATGGAGACATAGATACAAAGCTTAAGACGATGGCTCAAACATATTATGAAGAGCATATCGGTAGCAGGGAAGAGTTCAGAAAGGAGTTTGGGAAATCATGGCTGTAACATATACGATTCAAGGCAGACTGGACGGACTTAACACTTTTATTTATGCAAACAGGACCAATCCATACAAAGGTGCCAGATGTAAAAAAAACAATCAAAAAATTTGCAAGGCATACATACCACAATGGCTAAAGAAAAAGCACATAAAATTCCCAGTGATTCTGGAAATTAAGTGGTATGAAAAGAATAAAAGACGTGATCCAGACAATGTCTTTTCGGCTATTAAGTACATATTAGATAGCTTGGTAGAAGTAGGAGTGTTCCCAAACGATGGTCAGAAACAGGTAGAGGGTATCGTTAACTGGATAAAGGTCGATGCAAAGAATCCAAGAATCGAGATAACAATCTACGAAGACGGAGACAAATATTAAGCAGGAGGGCAATGATGCAAATAAACATAAATACAGACTGGGAATGGTATGAAAACACAAATGTATTTAGGTTGTTTTATCATTGCCTACTACATACAAATTTAGAGGACAAGCGGTACTGCGGAAAAGAGATAAAGGCAGGACAATTTGTTTCAAGTCGTGCAAGAATATCCGCAGAAACAGGGCTAACAGTAGACCAAGTCAGAACTGCTCTTAAGAAGCTAAAGGACACAGGGTACATATCCACAAAAAGCACAAATAAATACACGATATACACAGTAAATGGGTATCAAACCTACATAGATTGTGGACAAGTTGTAAAAGTAACTACCGAGGAAAACACGGCAGTTGAAAATGGAACAAAAATGGAACAACCAGTGGAACGAAAAATGGAACAACCAGAAGAAGATGCAAAGGAAACTTGCGAGAAGTCAAAGGAAACTTGTGAAAAGTCGAACAAAAAAGCAATCAATGAATGTTTTGAAAGACTCTGGAAACAGTATCCGAATAAACGTGGTAAAGGACAGGTATCCGACACAAAGAAAAAGACTCTGTATGAGATAGGAGAAGAAAAAATAGAAAGAGCCTTGAAAAGGTATCTGGATGATTTATCTAAGGACAGTAGTTGGAGAAAACCACAGAACGGCTCGACATTCTTTAACAGTGGTTACGTGGATTATCTGGACGAGAACTACGAAAAACCACAAGAACCGAAGCCACAGCGGAATCCTGCAAGTGTCTTAGAGTGCGAGAGAGACTATGACTTTGATGATTTAGAAATGCAGTTACTACATAAGCAATTAGAGTAAAGAAAAAGGAGTGATGGAAAATGTATCAAATGAGTTTTTTTGGTAATGAAACAGCACTTAGAAGCCATTCCATTACCAAGCAGACCAGAAGAGAATCCCACAAAAAGATTAATAAAGAAGCAATACATATCTTAATTCTTGAACAGCTTGAATACGAAGCTATGACAGCACGAGAGATCGCAACGGTATTGTATAAGCATAAAAAAGTCTTAGAACCGACAAGGCAGCAGGTACAACCACGGCTAACGGAGTTAGTGCAGGACGGACGTATTGAGGTATGCGGTAAACGACACGACAGCCTAACAGACAGAAACGTGGCAATCTACAGAAAGGTGGTGGAAAAAGATGGGGTATAAGAAATTCACAACAGAATTTAAAAGAAAAGTTGTTGCGGAAAGTAACGCAAGACATGAGGTAAAGAGCGTTGCGAAAGAATACGGCATTGATTCATCCACCCTCTTTAAATGGAAAAAACAGAACTTAGATGAAAACAAAGAAGAAAACGCCATATATTCTCGTGAATACATAAAAATGGTAGTAAAGACAAGACTGACAAAAAACAATACGTCAAAATCTTGCTCACAAATGTTTAAGATTCCAGAGTATTTGATTACATTTTGGACAGAAAAATTTGGGAATGAAGTAAGAAAAGAAATTGAAGCAGAACAGCAACGTAACAAAAAGAAACCTAGAGGTATTCATGTTACATCCAGTGCAGTTTATTGGAAATAAGAAAAGGAGATCAAAGAAATGAAAGGTTATAAAGCATTTAATAAAGGATTAATTTGTAAAGGAAAGCAGTACAAAGAGAATGAAACTTTTGAGGAAGAAAGTGCAGTTCCATGTCACAGAGGTATGCACTTCTGCAAAAATCCATTCGATGTGCTTAATTTTTATGATCTGGTAGACGAAAATGGAGAATTTTCGGACTTTGCGGAAGTAGAAGCACAAGACGATGCAGAGGTAAAAACAGACGATAATATCAAATATTGTACAACAAAGCTTAAGATTGGAGCAAAGTTTTCTTTTGCAGGATTTGTTAAAACTTGCGTTGATTTTGTGATTGAGAAAACACAGCCAGAGAAACCAGACTCTGGGGACTCCGCAAAGATTGGTAGCTCTGGGGACTCCGCAAAGATTGGTAGCTCTGGGGACTCCGCACAGATTGGTAGCTCTGGATACTCCGCAAAGATTGGTAGCTCTGGGGACTCCGCAAAGATTGGTAGCTCTGGGGACTCCGCAAAGATTGGTAGCTCTGGATACTACGCAAAGATTGGTAGCTCTGGATACTCCGCAAAGATTGGTAGCTCTGGGGACTCCGCAAAGATTGGTAGCTCTGGGGACTCCGC